CGATTGATGGGTCAGATGCTATCGCTCACTTCAGCGGCGGGCGCGGTTTTGAAATAGGAAACAAGGATGATACTTAGGCCATTCATGCCCTACATAGCTGGCGCGGCCTTGCTTGCGAGCCTAGCCACAGGCTACAAAATAAGGGATTGGCAATGCGACGCTGCACTTGCGAACGCTTTGGAAGAGGCGGCAGAGCGCCAACAGGAGATGCAAGATGAACTGGAACAAAAAGCCAGAGCCTATGAGGCGCTCAGAGATTATGCCGATGGGTTGGGAGCCAGCAGAGGAACGAGCATTCGCGAGATTTATCGGGAAGTTCCTGCTCCTGCCCCTAGCTGTGCTGCTCCTGATACTATTGTCGGGGTGCTCCAAAGCGGTGTCGATAACGCCAATGCCGCCGCCACCGGCGAACCTAGAGAGTAACTGCCGCCCACTCGACAATGTACCTGATCCGCTGATTGATCCGGAGCGGGCGTTATGGGAAAGCCAATTAATCGCTCGTTACATGGAGTGTAGTGTCAAGCACCGCTTGACGATTGAAGCTTGGTTGGCAGCGGTTGACAGAACAAACAAATAACATAATAACGCGCTAACACGCTAACCCGGGACAAGACCGTGGCCAAGAAGAAAAGCAAAGTAGTCAAACTAAAGCCGACTGACGAGCATCCTGTCCCCTATGACACTAGCCCGGACGGTGTAACCAACTTTGACGAAGAACTGGCCGTGGCAGCTAACACAGTAACTTTGCTAGAAGAACTTGGCGCGCCCATCGAGGTAGATGCTAGGACGCTAGAGCAAGAGAAAAAGCTCATAGACAAAGTCATAAAAGAAAAAGACACCAAGCCCCTAGCCAATATTAATACATCGCACGGTATCGCGTCGTTTCTGCGGACCTACGGGCAGAACCTAGCATTAGACGTAACTGTGGTAAGAGCAGCGCTTACGAATAAGCTTATTGACTTAGCTGACTGTGGCGATGTCAGATATGAACTAAAAGCAATCGAGATGCTGGGTAAACACTCGGACATCGGCCTATTCACTGAACGCAGTGAAGTCACCATCAACTACAACTCACCCGAAGCGCTGGAGACCGCGATCAAGGAGCGAGTCAAACGCCTACTGAACGCTGAAGTGTCGGAAACGTCGCTTTTTGATACTGACCTAGACGAGGAGTTTGGGGTGTACCGCCGCGAAAAGCCGGTAGATGCGGAGTTTGAAGAAGTGGCCTCCGAAGAAGAGGACACAGAGAAGTAACATGGCTGCAAAAACTAAAAAAGTTGCCAGCCGAAAAGGTCGCCCGAACAAAAAGCTAATGGGCGAAATCGATCTTAAAGACATCCCGCAGATATTACATAAACTACCCCCGGCAGAACAGCAGCTATTACTTGCCGAGCTTGAGAAGCTGGAAGAACTAAAGGGTAAGCAACTTGCTGAGACCAAGTTTATAAAGTTTGTTGAAAAAGTATGGCCTACGTTTATAGCTGGTAGGCACCACGCTAAGATGGCGGATGCGTTCGAGAGGGTGGCTAAAGGTGAGCTTAAACGGCTTATCGTCAACATGCCCCCACGTCATACCAAGTCGGAGTTCGCGTCTTATCTTCTGCCCGCGTGGTTCTTGGGGAAATACCCACATAAGAAAGTAATCCAGTGTTCCCATACAGCCGAACTTGCTGTAGGATTTGGGCGTAAGGTGAGAAACCTCGTGGACAGCGAGGCGTACCACAAAATCTTCGACGGTTTGCAGTTGTCTTCGGACAGTAAAGCTGCGGGTCGTTGGAACACATCGAAAGGGGGTGATTACTTCGCCATCGGTGTAGGAGGTGCGGTTACCGGTAAAGGTGCCGATCTTCTGATTATTGACGACCCTCATTCTGAACAGGAAGCAGCACTAGCCGAAGTAAACCCCGACATCTACGATAAGACTTACGAGTGGTATACGTCTGGCCCTCGTCAGCGTCTCCAGCCGGGTGGCGCGATTATTGTGGTTATGACACGCTGGTCTAAGCGTGACCTCACAGGCGAAATCCTAAAAGCAGCAGCGCAACGCGAGGGCGATGAGTGGGAAGTCATCGAGTTCCCAGCAATTTTACCTAGCGGTAATCCTCTGTGGCCAGAGTTCTGGTCGATGGAGGAACTTGGCGCGCTACGCAACGAACTGCCCAATTCCAAGTGGATGGCGCAGTATCAGCAAAACCCGACATCAGAAAGCGCCGCCATAGTAAAACGTGAGTGGTGGCAGGAGTGGGAGAAAGAATCGCCCCCCTATTGTGACTTTATTCTACAGTCTTGGGACACCGCGTTCGAGAAGACTCAGCGCGCCGACTACTCTGCCTGTACTACGTGGGGCGTGTTTTATACACCTGATGATGCGGGGATTACCCAAGCAAATATTATTCTGCTTAATGCGTTTCGTGATAGGATGGAGTTTCCAGAACTAAAACGAGTTGCGGTAGACGAGTATAAAGAATGGGAGCCAGACAGCGTCATAATCGAGAAAAAGGCTTCAGGTGCGCCTTTGATCTACGAGATGCGGGCTATGGGGATTCCCGTCCAAGAATTTACACCGACACGGGGGAACGACAAGATTTCCCGATTGAACGCTGTGAGCGACCTTTTTGCGTCTGGACGGGTATGGGCACCTGCTACTCGATGGGCAGAAGAGGTAATCGATGAAGTAGCAGAGTTTCCTGCGGGGGCACACGACGACTACGTGGATAGTGTATCTATGGCGATGCATAGATTCAGACGAGGGGGTTACGTTGGTACAGCGCTGGACGAGCCGGAAGAAGCAGCAGTCTTCCGATCCCAAAGACAAGCGGGATATTATTAAAAATGAAGTACTTACACCAAAACAACGCTACGCTAGGTCAAAAAAGAACCACGAAGCGCAAAAACGCTGGAAAAAGAACAACCCCGAAAGGGCTTGGGCTATTGCCGCCGTTTATAGTGCGAAGGTCAGAGCAAGGAAAAGAAACATACCGTTCGACATTACTGCGGCATACGTGGTTTCTATAATGCCCGATAAATGCCCTATATTTGGTACCAAGTTTAAGTTCAAAGGTAATAAGTTTATTAGGCCAGAAAGTCCGTGTATAGACCGCAAAATACCCAAAAAGGGCTACACAGTGGGTAATATTGCGATAATTTCGAACCGGGCGAACCTAATAAAGGGTGCCAATAGTGCAAACGCTGTGTATATGGTGTATAAGTGGATGAAGAAGATAGGACTTAAGTGATGAAAATCGATAATCCATTCAAAGTAGGTAAAACTCAGTGGGCAAAATGGCGCGATGCCGCCCGCGCTATGTTCAACCGCTCTATGCATGAAGGTATGGGATTCTCTGCGTCGTTCGAGGCAGCTCAAGAAACCAACGAGTACTGCATCAAGAACAATATTCGCGTTGGTTTGGGGCCGCTGGCTGAAGAAAAGCCCGTTGAGCCGGTAAAAGCGGAAGAAAAACCAGCTAAACCAGCCAAAAAAGCTCCTGTTAAGCGTCGTCAGACCAAAAAGGACTAACCATGGATATCGACAAGGCTCTCAATCAGGCTCCTATGGGGCTAGGCATGGAAGAAATGGGTCTGATGGACGACGAACCGGCCATCGAGATCGAGATTGAGGACCCTGAGTCGGTTAGCGTGACTCTGGCAGGGCTTGAACTGGCCTTTGAAAACCAAGAAACAGACGAATTTGACAACAACCTTGCGGATGAGCTTGACGGCGAAACGTTGCAGGAGCTTGCTAGCGAGCTTACCGGCGACTACGAGGACGATCTGGACTCTCGTAAGGACTGGATGCAGACTTACGTAGACGGTCTGGAGCTTCTTGGCCTTAAAGTAGAAGATCGTAGCGAACCTTGGCCCGGCGCATGCGGTGTATACCATCCACTGCTGTCTGAAGCCCTCGTCAAGTTCCAAGCTGAGACTATGATGGAAACTTTCCCGGCTCAAGGGCCGGTGAAGACCAAGATCATTGGTAAAGAGACCAAAGAAAAGAAAAAGTCTGCCGAGCGCGTACGCAACAACATGAACTATGAGCTTACTGAGCGCATGGTTGAGTACCGACCCGAGCATGAGCGCATGCTTTGGGGTCTAGGGCTGGCAGGTAACGCGTTCAAGAAGGTTTATTACGACCCGGCGGAAGATCGTCCAACGGCTATGTATGTACCAGCAGAGGACGTTGTAGTCCCATATGGCGCATCTAACCTAGAAACTGCCGAGCGCGTCACTCACGTGATGCGTAAAACCGAAAACGAAATGAAGCGCCTCCAGCGCTCAGGTTTTTACCGTGATGTGGACCTGCCGGAACCCACCGACACCATGGATGATGTCGAGCAGGCCATTGCGGAGAAGATGGGGTTCCGCGCCACATCGGACGACCGCTACAAGCTCCTAGAGATGCATGTCGATCTGGTCATTGAAGACGACAAGTACAGGGAGAAAGAAGATGGCGACGTTGGGCTACCATATATCGTCACTGTGGACAAAGCTAGCGAAACGGTCCTCTCAATTCGCCGCAACTGGAATCAGAACGATAAGCAAAAGCGTAAGCGCAATCACTTCGTACATTATTCGTATGTGCCGGGCTTCGGTTTCTATGCTTTTGGACTTATCCATCTTGTTGGTGCTTTTGCTAAGTCCGGTACTTCTCTTATTCGTCAGCTTGTTGATGCTGGTACCCTTTCTAATCTACCGGGCGGCTTCAAAACTAAGGGTCTTAGAGTAAAAGGCGATGATACGCCTATCGGCCCGGCTGAATGGCGCGATGTAGACGTAGCTAGCGGCTCTATGCGTGATAATATCATGCCACTGCCGTATAAAGAGCCAAGCCAAGTGCTCTACAGCCTCCTCGGCACTATTGTAGAAGAAGGTCGCCGCTTCGCTGCCGCTGCTGACATGAAGATCAGCGATATGTCGGCACAAGCTCCCGTTGGGACCACGCTGGCTATTCTGGAGCGCACGCTCAAGATCATGTCTGCTGTGCAGGCACGCATCC